GCCATCCTCTCCGCTGATAAGGAGTCGGGAGAATGAGCGAGGACACTAAACCCGGCGCATGGATCACCCCGGCAATGCTGGACAAGATCGAAGCGGACCACTACCTGGATCAGTTAATGCACAATGACGCCTATGTGAACTGGCCCCAACGGTGGAAGGCGCTGAGGGAATTGGTGGATGCCCCACCCCCGAAGGAGGGAGATCATGGTAAGGAAAGACTGGCAGTTTGGCGGTGGAAATGTCCATCTGGTCACCACGGGGTGAGTCTAACAAAGACAAGTAAATGCCCCAGGCTCATTGATATCCAATACAGTAAAATTTACTGTGGAAAAGAAACAACTAATCGCCCTCTTGGAGGGGAGCCAGTTGCGTGGCTTTGGAAATGTTCAGCCGGTCATTGGGACGTAGGAAAGAATGCGGAGAAGCGGTGTCGCTGTATCGTCGATCACGAATGGGATGGTTGTCTTGAAAGGAATGTTGGCATTTACTGCTCCAAGCCCACTACAAGCTATCCCCTCTATCTCCCCCCAC